AGGAATGTACCGAACGCGGCCCAGGTGATCAAGGACGCAAAAAACATCGCAGCAATCGCCCAAGCAAAACCGCCGAAGGCGCAACCGATGATGGGCGCAAATATAAGAAACTCAAGCAACCGCGCGGCGCGCGGCGCCCAGACCGCGAGCGCCATGAACAGCGCTAATATGACCAAGAAGTGCATCAGCGCCAGGCCCCCTTCAACGGTTTTTCATTGGTGACGAAAATCTGGAGCTCATTCGAATCGAACTCGAGCCGACAGCCTTTCGCCAAGATCCAACCGCGCTTGCCACGTGCCGGTGTAGGGGAAGGGGCCTGGCCGTCCGTCATGATCAACATGCCGTCCCAACGCCCACGGTTCTTCGGATCATTGAAAATCTTGGTCGGAGCGCTGAAATCAGTGCCACCGCCCTTGGTTCGCTTCGTTACCTTCGCAGGCGTAGTACCCTTGGCCCACCGGACGATGTCCTTTTCACTGGCGGCACAATCGAACGGAAGAAAGTCGATCTCGACCTTTTTGGTCAATGTACTGAGCTCGCCGAAGAAACTCTCGAGCATCTCGTTTGAGACGCTGCCCGATTCGTCACGGGCGATGAGGAGCTTGGCAACGTAACCACGCTTGATCCCGGGATGAATGTACGGATAGCGCCGGTTGATGCGCTTGATGCTGGTCGTCCGGCCGCCACGAATCAGGTTGCCGATGAACTGGCGCAGCACGCTGCGCCAGTTGATGACGCTGGTGACCGAACGACGAATGTCTTCACGGAGATCTTGTGGGATGCTGCCCCAACCCGTCGACAGTTGATCGGCGTGGCGCACCGACTTCTCGATCATCGACTTGACCTTGCCGGCTACGTACTCACGCTGTTCCTCAGGAAGCTCATCCCAGGCGTCGTGATTGTCCCACGAATCGATCCAGTCATCGCCAAAGTTGTCATCGCCGGGTTGACCTGGACCGGCCGCGCCATGTTTTCCCTTACTCTTCGAGTTTTTCGCGTTTTTCGCGGCCTTCATGATCTCGGCGTAATACCACTCTGACGCCTTCAGCTTCGGAAAGGACGCGATCAACGCGGCGAGGTCTGCGCCATTTTTCTCTTCCTTGGAGAGCTCGCGGCCATCTGGCATGGTGGGCCACTGTCCGGGCACCAGCGCGAATCGCGGCAGGGGTCGAGCATCGCGGGAGTCTTCACCCGCATCGCGGGGCTTGCCGGCGTTCTCGATGATGATGCTGTTGATCGCCAGGTCAGTTGCCACGTTCCATATACGCTGTGGATTCTTGCGACGGGCGTTGAGGTGACAGAAGACCAAGTGGTAGAACTCATGCGTCAGGACGCCGCGGATCTCCCAGTTGGAGAGCGAGTCCATGAAATTCGGGTTGTAGTACAGCGCGACCTGGTCCGAACGCGGGTCGTAGGTCACCGCAGCGGTGGGTATGTCCAGCGTCGGGATCTTGGTCAGTTGCCTCGACAACTCCGCGAAGAACGCGCAGTCCTGGAGGAACGGGATGAGGTGTCGTTCGAGATTGAACGTCGTTTGGCACTCTCGGAACATGATCCTACCTTACCATGCCTGAATTGCGGTTTTCACTTCGACCGGCGGCGGCGGCGACCACAATCGATCGGAACCCGCAAACACCCAATCGAACCACAGCAACAATCCATGTGATGGATCACGACCAGGTCGCCGCGTCCCTCGCGGTTCGCCTGCGCACGGATGACATCTTCTTCGTGACGAATCTCACGCATTCGCCGCTGCGGCAGGAAGACGTGAGGACGACCGGAGTCGTCCCGAGCGGGACCGTTGATGTGATCACGAACTCGCTTGTGAGTACGCATTAATTTGCCTCATTGTGAAAGGCCTCGCGTGCCTCAGCACGCGCGGCGTTGCGGTCGACGATCTCGCGATACGCATTCATGATCATATCATATCATCTTCATGCACAATTTTCACTCTCGCCCATAGCGGGTGAAAGCGATGGTGGCTTAGCCACCTAACCTTGATAGGTACAATTTACCACACAGTCGCCTGAGATACACTTTTTTGTTGAAAAAAGCTTTCAATGAGGCCGTGACCGTGTGCCTTAGGCATCGACCACGTCCCGAGACCCACAGGACTGCCCACCAAGTGACCCACGAGCCGTTTTCAGGCCCAGGATGGAGTTACCTATGGCCAACCCCGGACCGATGTCTCGAGGGCGGTTATACCCAGGGTGTAATTACATCCAGAGTGTAACCTGCTGGACGGTGAATGACCATGGTCGAGTCACCCAAAATGACACGCACAAGTCATTAACGATTATGTGATTGTTGACGCAGTTACGCCATGACGAGGACGGCAACGGGCAGCAGGCATGCAATGTGAAGGAATTGATCCATTGTGATCAACAAAATGAGGCCCAGAGGCGTTGAGGCAAAGGCAACGAATGCGTCTATATCCGTCCAACCACAGGCATCGACTTTCTTGAACTGTGGCGCTTTTCTCAGGTACTTGGCCCACAACAACACAGGCACGTATGAATCGATCACGTAGTGAGTGACGAACAGGATGACCAGCGAGGCGACGAGCGCACCCGTCCCAATGCCAAACCACCACAGGACAGGAACGAACGGCAGCGCATACTTGACGCAGTGCCAGAAGCGAACCTTCCGGTCCTTCGACTTGGCCAGCGCCTCCTCATGCGCCTGATAGACCCAGTCAAAAGCGAAGTGACTGAGAACAAGTATGAATGGAATCAATGGTTGATACTTTGCATCCATGCCCTAAACCTACCTCGTGGCCGTTGCTAAACAACGTCAAAATAGACGCTTCCAATCGCTGGTCATGTCGGACGACGTGATGATAACATCATGCAGCACACGATCGCCCTTGCCGAACCTGAGCAGCAACACGTGCCACCCATCCTTAGGAGCGCTCGATCGTGAATGTCGCCGTTTTATCAGTGTGATGAAGCCGATGACCACCCAGGCAATGATGCGCACGGGCTCGCCGTTCCGAGTCCACCTGCGGTCAACGCTGGCAATGACATTCCCAGGAACAAGGTCGCTTTCCTTGATCACACCTTCTTCTTGCGGAGCAGGTAACCTTCGCCGTGTCTCTTCAGGACGACGCGGCCGACCTCCTCGTGCCAGCGTTCGTGGACGGGCCTGACAACGAACCCCTCGCGAACGTTGTCGGCCAGGGTGCTCTTACCCTCGCACAGTTCATTGATGTCTGACTTCCATGGACCCCTGTAGAGGACAGGCACCCAAGGAATGCCACAAAACATCGCGCGAGCGAACGCAACGTCGAAATCGAGGTACTTCTGCGCCTTGACGTCGTAGACGTCAAAACACCTAAACTTTGCGCCTGACTTCACGTTGTACTTCAGGTCTTGTACCTGACCAAAGACCTCTCCGAAAAAAACATAACCAGGAGCGTGCGACAACTTATCCTCGAGGTCCTCGGCCAATGCGACATTCCACCATAATACGCCAGGATCGCGGCGCTTGATCTGGGTGTGCGAACCGACCCACAGGCGTTCGCCATCGTGGCAGTAACGTGCGTTGGCACCGTGAATCTTCTCTGTCACGACGACGGGTTCGCCCTCCTGAATGACGTTGGGGTACCGGCGCAGGCCCTCGATGTCGGTGTAGACTGGGAAGACCCACCCCTTGGGTGGGGGCTCGCACTCGCCACCCATTGCCATCGGCACCGGGGGCTCGTACTTGGTAATGCCCATCGCCTCACGAACATCGTCACCTTCCTTCCATTCACCAGGAGGAAGCGTAGACAGGCAACCCTGGCTGAAAATACCGCGGATCTTCTTGGCCTCGATGAGGCGGTACTTCTCAGGAACCTGACCAACGGGAAAGCGCTCACTGCCATCGCTGTTCAACGGCGCCAGCCAGTGCCATTCCTCATTGTCAGGGACCACGGAGTCGATGGGCACGTAGACGACCAGGTCGCCTTCCTTGAAGTTACCTCGCTTCGCGATCACCGTGTAGTCGAAGACCTTGGTGATGTCCAGTGTGTCGGCATTAGGATGTTGATTGAACTGTCCGAGGCGGACCACGTTGACGTGAAATTCGCTCATGTGTCACTCCTTCGGGAAATGGGTGAGGGCATCGTCGATGACACCTCGAGCCCAGTCATCATCGACCGGATCGAGCATGTCAACGTAGGCACTACCCCGTACTTTGATGTGTTTGCCGTAAAACTCGTAGGTGTTAAATCCCTCGCTAACGACAGATGTGACGCCACAGACGTGGGCCATCAACGCCTCGCGACACGACGCGACCATGCACGGCGCTCGTTTCGTATGTTCGAGTATCATCCTTGCCCGAATCACCGCATCCATAATCATACCTCGTGTATATTTCTCTCGCCTGTGAATGTTTCACCTTGATTAAATCAAGGTTCAACGTCCTTGATTCCGTGAGGACGATCCCGTTGAAGTGACCAAAGAAGTTGATGACGAAGATCTGTAAGCGCAGCGAATGCATTGTCCGACATCGCCGTTCCTGCGGCAGATGGCATGCAAGCGTCAAGCGCCGCGACGAGCTGCTGCACTTCTTCGACCGTCATGTGGACGAACAGTTGCGGGCTCCGCGTCCAGGGATTCTGCACGTGGGCCTTCATGAGTTCTGGGCCTCAAAGTACGTCACGCCTGCCTCGATGACCCTCGAATCGACATCTCCCTCGTCGCGAAAACGTACGAAGACAGGAAAGCGAGCCTTTCCGTCGTAGGTGAGACCGTCCTTGGTCAGCGGGTCAGGCTGAGCCTCGATCTCGACGATCTTGCCGAGGTAGCTGTCTGGCCCGTTGAGCTGGACGTCAGCCCGAAACGCATCGTTGAAACCACCGCCCACGCGGGTGACGATGCCGTTGGGCAGCACCACTTCGAACCCGCCGAATATGCCCTCACGCTTGGTGCCGCGGCGACCCTCGTAGTGGCCGACGATGACGCCCTCGTAGGTGACGCAGGGTTTCAGCTTCAGGATGTTGTTGGACCGTTTGAACTTGTAGGGCGTGTCGAGCGTCTTCAACATGACGCCCTCGAACCCATCGTCCATACACTTGGAGAAGTACGCCTTGAGCTCTTCCTCGTTCTGTGCCATGATGTGCGGTACCTGGCGGACTCTGTCGCTGTCACAGCGGGCGACGACGTCCTTGACGAGCTCGACGCGAGTGGCATACGTGCCCGTCTTTTCGGGCACCTGCGATTCCCAGGCCACGAACGTCATCGCATCGAAGACGTTGTAGTAGAGGTTGGAATCGTCCTTCTGCGTCTTCGACATCATGACGGACGAGCTCTCATTCCAGTCGGCCGCCATGCCCTCGCCGTCGAGGACCACGTTATCGAACTTTGCCGACTCCAGTGCCGCCTTGATCTTGGGCATCGAATCGAGCTCTGTCCCGTTGCGCGTGAAGAAGGTCACCTTGCCATTGCGTTTGACGGCGATACAGCGCAGCCCATCGAGCTTCGGTTCAACGCGGACAGGATACGTCACCCTCTCCAGGATCTTGATGCCCTCGCCTTTGACGAACTCGCTCTTCAACGTCTCTGCCAGCGCGACATCAAACGACTTGATGAGACCGGGCCACACGTCGAGGACGGTCGTTTGTACGCCAGTGCGGAGGTTCTTCAGAAGGATGCGCTGG